TCGTAGCGCTTTGTACTCAGCACAAAGCTTTGATACTCAGTCCATTCCATAAACAGCCTCCTAGAATAATAACATGCTACAATCATAACATATAAGGAAAAATAAAACAAAAAAAAAGCACGTACATCTATTAATATATAATATACATAATATATAAATATATAAGTAATATGTAATATACGTTCACTTGTTTCCTAGGTGTTATTATACTAGGGGGTGTGTCAAGAAATTGCAAATAAGAATTTCATGAGAGGATAATTAACGGAATCAGTCAGTAGCATATTTCTGTTATTTGTGTTATGATACTAACGGGTATAATAGTCCTAATTTATTTGTCAAGTTGGTATTTAATGAGGTATGTAAAATGTTTGTTCTGCGAGAACAAAAGAAAGCGAAGTGATTTTCTTTGCGTATTCTGCAGATCTCTATATGGTCAGTATGAAAAAGAGCAGTGGTTCTCCGAATTAACCAAAATGGAAAAAAACCAGCGGAGAATTTCTCGAATAGAGTCAACTAACTATGACGTTGACTATCTTGCAAAAGAAGTAGAAACTTACTGGGGATCTTTCAAAAAGCGCGGGAGACCGAAGACTACTGAGTTAATTGAATCTTATATCAGATCTATTTACAAAGAAGAGTTTTCTATCAGGCAGTTAACTAAGCTTTGTAATTCCGCTGGTTTAGCGGTGTCACGGGAAAGTGTCCGCTCAATTATCAACCGGATTAAATTGACAAAAAATTAAAGATACTAATAGAGGATAAATTTGGAGGGTTAAATGGCAATTAATATTCCGTCAACAGTGACGACGACATTAGGTACAATCGAAATAGCAGATTTTGCAGGATCTGTTCATTATCAACAGTTTGTTTTAACGTCGCCGAGTGGTACCCCGATTGGATCTGACACTTCTCCAGTACCTGTAGTAATTACTGCGCCTAACACATTCGTACAAACGTTTAATGCGGGTTCTTCAGTAATTCCTGTAGGTGGTACGTATTATGAAGAAAATGTTCCTAATAACGGAAATGAACTGGTCAACACAGAGTTATCTGTTCTTCGAACGACAGTTCGTGGCAGTTTAAAAACTGCGGGTGATGGACGAGTCAACGAGATTGTTTCTTCTTACTCGGATGGATATGATGATATTTACGTAAGCGAAGATAGTTTTGATCAGTACACGATGCAGACTATTTCATCAAGCGGTTCGTTTTTTGATACGCTTCGATCAAACGTTCGTTATTTCTATATTCCGATGATTCGTTCCGGTTGGAGAAAACTTTCTTTTTCGTTTATTTCCCCTGTCGCAGGAACGATATCGTTATACGCAGATTTAGGTTTTATAGATGATGACCTTCAAATAGGTTCGTATAGTGTAAACGCAAACTTTAGATACGGGTTTATGCCAGATGCACCATCAACAACCATTTCAGGCGCAATTACACATATTCCTGCACTCTCGAGCCCGGTTAACGCGTTCATTGTTAGATTTTCGCCAAACGAGCAAGCAGCAGGGACACTGCAACTTCACTTAGTAAGAGGTGCTTAATGGAAGACACTACAGAGGAGTTATCGCCTCGTCAAGAAGAGTTAGTGAGTGAGTTAATAGAGATAGTGGATCAGTACGGTAAGTTTGGCCAAGGTATTGACAGCGAGGGATCACACTATACATCGGCAGAAAATAATCCTTTTAAATCTGCAGGTTTGATTTGCGGCAACTGCGCTTTCTACGCAGCCGAAAGCAAAAGCTGTTCTATTGTTGTAGGAGAGATTGACTCAGAGGCTATTTGTAAATTCTGGGTTATCGCAAACGCAGAACTCAATATTACTGATGTAGACACCGAATCCCTTATAAATAACGACGAGGAGAAAGATGGCGAAAACGAATCTTACTCAGCCGCTAAGTATGCCAACATAAACTTTTCCCCACCTGCTGGAGTACGCTCAGCTGCAAAACGCGGCTTGGCTCTGCACGAGGAAGGATTGAGTGGTGACGGCTTAGAATCCGCAACTGTGGCGTGGGCACGGAAGTATGTTTCAGGCGACTCAGTAAGTCCTGAACGAGCCCGTATGGGCAATCGCTTCTATGGTCGTAACTCACGGTTCGCCAACGCTCCTAAGGATTCTCCTGCGTGGGTTTCTTGGTTGCTTTGGGGTGGTGCTTCCGGCAGAGCTTGGTTCGCTCGTCTTGTAAAACAGATGAATTCAGCTGACAAAAAAAGTTCGGCATCATTGAAAGGTGGTTTGAGATTAGCCGAACACTCAAAAATTGACCATCCTTTTATAAAAGAGATTGAGGTTGTCTTGACCGACTTCGAGCCCAACGCAAACAGCGAAGGAATCGAGCGTTCAGAAATCGACAATGTTATTAGATCTTCCCGCTTTACCCCAATTAAGATTGCTACTTCCGAAAACGGATTTGGCGGTCACACTGGTGCAAAACCTGTTGGGGCTATTGTTGAAGCATATGCCAGTACTTACAAAGATCGCGACGTAATTATGGGCCGCGCGTTTATCTGGAAAGATGAATATCCTGCAGTCTACGAGTTATTAAAATCTCGAGCGGACGTGAATGAGTTTATTGGCACATCTTGGGAAGTTTATTACACCTCGGCGGACGAGAGAGAAGGTGTTCGTTGGTTGAAAGACATTACTTTTGCAGGCACCTGTATTGTTGATCATCCGGCTTATGGAAACAGAACACCTCTACTTTCTGTCGCCGAAGAGAAGGAACAAATGGAAGAATTAAAAAAACAACTTGAGGATCTCACTGAGGCCCTCGCACAGAAGGAGACCGAGCTCGATGGCTTACGGACCCAAATCAAAACCTATGAAGAAGCCGAGCTCCGCACCAAAGCCGAAGCCCGGAAAAATGAAGTAATCAAACAGCTTTCTTCAATCTTCAGCGAAAGCGAGATTATTGACAAGCTTGATTTTTATCTTTCTCTGGAAGAGGCCGTGCTCACCAAGATTGTCGAAGACATGCAGAAGAGCACTCCTGTCAAGTCACACTCAGAAACCGATAGCCGCATTCCGGTTATTCCCGAACCTAGTTCGTACAATGCTCCCGGGACAACCCCAAAGAGTATTGCGGATCAGTTAAAAAAACTTCTTAAAGAGGATAAGTAAATGGCAGTTATTGTAACCACACACTCCAGCCGCCAGGGCGTTGCTTCTTCGACTATTGTCGAAGGACGCGCTGTCGTTGTTGGTGCTTCGGGTATTCGTAACGATCTGCCTAACGTGACCTACGCTTCGGCTAACGTTCGTTATGGCGTGTTCATCGCGTTTTTCCCACCCGACATGTTCCCACGTCCGACCTATGCCGACTGGTATACCGCACCTAACACGCAAAGCTACAACCTGAATGATGGTTCACTGTATGGTGATCCGATTTTGGAAAAGAAGATGTACCTTGTTCCTCGCTCAATGTGGCGAGAACCTGTGATGTACAGCGGCGAATTAGTCGCTCTGCACGCTGGTAAAATTGGTGTAACTTCTGGTTGTTTCATCAGCTCAGCTGATATCAAGGTACCCGGCGCTGGTGTAGCTGTCGGTGCTTCTGGTTTGCTCACCTACACCACTAACGATTCTTACAAGATTGCTACAGTTGACCGTTATCAACCCGATACCGACATGCTGTACATCATCATGCACTAGGAGTAGATAATGGATAAGAAAGAACTTTTAAAGAGTGTAGCCGAGCTTGCTAAGACGGCAGGCACTACTCCAGGTGGTAAGTCGGCTTTTGCCGAGATGTTAATTCAGCTGATTGAGCCTGAATTTCTTAATTTAGATATTTTTAACGCTTTCATGCCGACTCGGCAAGTAAACGTTGGCGATCCAACGATCCGTCGTCTGCGCCGCGGTAAGTACGCAGTGCAGTCAATGGTTCCAGGAACGCAGCACTTAGTCAGCCAGCCTACAACCGTTAGTGATTTTCACTCGTTTGTGTTTGATCAGCTGATCGGCGGTGTTCGCGAATCCTTGATGAACGTTCAGGAAGGATCACACATCACAGTTGACATGATGCGTACGCAGTTGCAAAACGACATTATTGAAACCCTGGTTGCACGTGTGTATAACCTTATTGGTTCAACTTGGGACACGGCTAAGACTCCTTCACATTACGTACAAACCAGCAGCATTACCTACACGCAGCTCGATGAATTAATCGAAAACGTGATGTACACTGCAGGTGATGTAAAGGCAATTGTTGGCGTTCGCAAAGCTATTCGGCCAATGTACGATTTTGCGGGTTTCCGTGAGTATTCATATGTTGCTGGTGGCAGCAAAATTGCATATCCAGTTCCTGAAAAATTGATGGAGTACTTGAATACCAATCGCGTGACGTCCTACAAGGGCATTCCGATTATCGAAACTCCCCAAATTTTCCGTAACGGTCTTCCAACGCCTCGCGAAGCATTGCTTCCCGAAAATCAGATTCTGGTTATCGGTCAAAATGCAGGCGAAATATTGCTTTATGGTGGCGTTGAATATCAGGAACATACCGACACTTCAATTCAGCCTGCAGACTATGTATTGCACGCTTGGCAGAAGTACGGTCTCGTTGTAGACATGCCACAGAACATTGGCGTTATCAAGGTAGTTTAATACTAATAAAAGGAAGAAGTTATGTCTAAGAATAATATTTACCCAGCGTTTGAAACAGTCTATAAGCGGTATGCAAAAGTCCCCATCCACATTGTGGCAGGGAGCCGAGTAGATCCGCAAGACAATACAAAAAATGTAGGGTGGACACTTTCAACGAAAGAAGAAAATTTCAATATTGAAAAACAAAGTAGATCTGAGTTTGTGTACGAGGACGAGGTTATTGAAGTCTACACACCGATAGAAGACAAAATGTTTCAAAGGTTGAACAAAAGTCTTTTTTCTTTGGGCCTGCTTAAGGAATACGATCAAGAGTCTCTTCCTCCCGATATGAAAAACTTTCTTAATGACTCAGATGTTTTGGAAATCGTAGAAATGAAGTCCCTTGCTGAACTTGCTAAACGACTTCAGCAGCTGACCTCGGTCGCAACTTTGCAGCGTGTGCGAGAGCTGGCTGTAAGTCTTAACAAGACCATTAAAAAAATTCAAGTTATCGACGATCGAATTAAGGCGGTACAGGATGACGCTGACTGACATCGCTCTAGTTATAAGAGAGAAATCTGAAATGTTTCTGGTGGACCAGTGTACGATACGTTCGTACACTGGTTTTGCCACAATCGACGGTGAGTATGTTGAAAACTTTTCAAACGTGACCGGAGTAGCTTGCCGCATTATCAATAAATCTGGCAAAGATCAGTCCACTCTGACTAATCAAGATGAGAAGACGCAGATACTTGTAAATACCCAGTCGATACTGCTTCAGTTGCCTTACTCGGTAACTGTAAAAACCAAAGATAAAATAATCTTTAATTCTGTTGTATACGATATAATAAACGTACCAATAAAGCACTCGTTAATGGGTGCATTTATCATTGGCATAGAGAAACAGAAATGAGCAGATTGGAGAAAAAACTTGTATTTTATGCCGAGCAGGCAAAGAATCTTCCTAAAAGTATTTCCACTATTGTGAGAAATACTGTAGTGGAGAATGTGTCAAATTACCTTGATACACTCAAAGATGTTTCTGATGCTGACGAGCTTAAGATGCTCGACAGAAAGCCAAGACAGTCAGATCTCAACGAAAACAAACAATACAGAGACCGCGTCAACTCATTTAAAGATTTAAATAGACAGTTCAAGCAAGAGACCGGCCAAGAGGTTTTAGATCAGGATACTCTAGGAGTGCCGCTAAAAACGGCGCTGATTGACGATTCCATCCTACAACTTTTTAAAATGGCTAATGAAATTGCGTTGTTGATTAAATCGGGAAAGATTGACGGTCCCAGCCTTACAGTTCTTGTGGAGAAGGCTATAGATAACGTAACAAGAAAAACAACAACTCATGAGATAAAAGACATGATGGATCAGCTGGTGGCACAGGTAGAGGAAAAATACAAGCATCTTGTGCTGCAGGACGTTCAAAAAGAAAAAGAAGAATATTTTAAAGAAGTTTCAACTAAACTAAATAAAATACAGATCGGGGGCAGCTAGATGATTGTAAACGCGTTGTACGCAAACATTTGGAGAATTCTTGCACGAGCGATTGTGCAGGTATCTGGTCTCTACGGCGGGCGCGTGTTTTACAATACAGCTCCGTCGGAAGTAGATTATCCGTACTTAATTTACCAAAGTGACAGCAGTCTCGGTTACAACATTAATATGCTTAACACTACGGCGTGGAAAGGAATTATCACTATGCGCTCAGTATCCAACACACTGGCAGGCGCTTCTGATTCTCTAGCACACCTGCTAAGCAACATCAATGGACCTATAGTGGTCTCCGGATTGCCCTACATTAGTATTCCGTACGACGTTCAGTTTTATCCCTATAAGGCCTACAGCTTTCCAATAGAGCGTGTGAACAACACGGCTGTCTATACAGCAGGTGTAGGTTTTGAGACTTTTATAACTCCGAGGTAAATACGAGCGTTGGTAAGTTTATCAACTGGCTAGTTTTACTTTACTTTTACAATACAAAGTTGCGGAGACTATTAAACGATAGCAACTCCAGCACTTCTCTCCGGCGTTCAAGTCACAGATGCAGCAAACGATAAAGTTACAACTTCGTTTGATTTCTAAGATTATGCCGGTTTTTTGTTACATCAAATCCAATCTAATTTAGGAGATTACTCTAATGGCACTTGTTAAAGGTATTGAAGGGTATTTATCAATTCGTAACGCCGCTAATAACGCATACGACAACGTTAACTTTGTTTCGCAGTGGCAGGCCAGCCTCCAGACCCAACAGGTCGATGCCGGTCCTTTCTTGAACGACAACGGTAGAATGTACACATTCACCACCACGAAGCGTGTGAACGGTTCTTTCCAGATCACGTTGCCGCTGTCACAGCAGGACACTCACACTCGCTTGATCAACATCTCGAACTCGGGCGATTACATCGGTATGTCGCTTGTGTCAAAGGGTGGTTACACGATGGTAATTCCTTCGGCAATCATCACTGGTTACCAGTTGACCAATGCAGCCAACGACCAAGTTACGGTTTCGTTTGACTTCATGGACAACGGTGGCTTCACGGTTAAGACCCAAGTCGCAGGCGATATTCCTTCCTAACTAATCGACAGCAGTAAATGCACCCCCTCTGATAGAACTCTATTGGAGGGGGGTTTTTTTGTTATACTATAGCGTGTATTTTATAATATAGGAAGTTAAACGACTTCTCATTATTTTGGTATAATACACAGAGACTTATTTTAAAGGAGATTGATATGCTGGATTACGCATTTGGTTCTGGAGATTATTACGACAGTGTCGACGACCTGCTGAATGATGATACGTTGCTGGAAGTTGACCTGACCATCAAGGGACTTAAAAAGCGTTTGAGAATTCGCGCTTTAAGTTACTCCCAAATGGAGAAGATTAACGGGCTTTCCCAGAAAAATGGAGAAACCGACACAACTGAATTTACTGTGAACACTATTGTTGAAGGGCTTATTCGACCGAGAATGAATTCAGCACAGGCAAGAAAACTGCTTGATGCTAACGGGGAGGTAATTCGTGAGTTGGCAGAAAACATTTGGACACTTGGAAAAATTAGCAAAGACTCTTTCGATAAATACGTCGAGACACTTCGAAAGGATACCGAGTTACAGGACCCCGATGAAAAATCACGGACTGCATCATCTTCTGAGGGCGTCTAATAGCGCAAAAGATGATCTGGGTATGTGGATTGATCATTTTTTAATGAACACTCAGTATACTGCAATCAACGCTAAGAAAATAGGTTCATTAACTCACTTAGAGATAGCCGCGCTCGTTGCCGTAAGGACGCGAGCGCTCGAGGCTTCTATTCGACGTAAAGAACTGAAAATACAAAAAATGGAAGAAGCCGATTTACGTAAGGAGTCCGAGACGTTTAAATTATTTATGTAGGTGATATAATACATGGCAAACAGTTTGGTAATGGAGATTGAAAGTATCCTAGAGGCTTTGCACGCCGTTGACGGTGCGCTAGATAGTTTAGGTGAAAAAAGAAAAATAGTCTTAGACTTAGAAACAAAGTGGGATGAGCGAGAAGTTGGCGACTTTGACGCAGATTCTCGTCGTAAGCTGCGGGACCAGCTGATGGCCGTTATCAAAGAAGCCGGACCAGAATTAACTCAAAAGTTGGCAAAGTACGAATCTGGCGGATTTAAAGTCGAACGTGTGGCAAGACCTGTCGCCAGAACAGTACACGAGTACGGAAGAAATTCGGATCAAGTCCCTAATGAAGGAATGAGTTTTCGTCCAGCACGCGAACGTATTATACCTCCACACATGAGGGGATACCTTCCTTATGATAATCGACCCCGTCCAGAGCCCGCTAACGAGGGAGACCGTGACCGTTATGTTCCTGTAAGATCTACGCAATACAGCACTACTTCCAGTAATGAGGCTTTGTTTGATTTGTACAAAGGAAGGTTTAACCAGGCTAGCCGCTTTTTTCACAACGAGCCGATATTCGGTCCTCCTTCTCCTCGCCCATCTACAAGAGTGTTGCCTTTTAAAGCGCCCGCTGCGGGTGCCCCAAGGCCCGAAAGAACTGAAGAGCAGCTACGAGAAATTCGACGCGCTGCTGATTTACAAATACAGCAAGGATACGCTCAAGAACGTGCGAGTTACACTCCCTGGGATGTATTTGACGCAAGAAACAAGCAAATTGAAAAAGAAATAAGACGGCGAGAAAATATAGCAGCGGGTGTTAAGCCAAGAGGGAAACTTCCAGAAGGCGCAACTTCGTTTGACTTTGACTATGCTATTGTAGCCGATACAACACCGCTTCCACGTGGAATACCTCAACGACAGCTGCTAGCACCAGACCGCAGTCAAACGCGCGAGTCTATCACTAAAAGCCAACCAATTGCTTTAGGTCAGATTGGAGCACTCGTTAATTCAATTGGTATGAAGTTAGAGAACTCGGGAGATCCTGTTGCAGGTCTAATTAGACGAACAGTTCACAGAACCGACGACGTAAACGGTTTGCTAGACGCACTTGAGTTTGCGTTAAGCCGTTTAGCGTCCAATGAACCTGGATCGTCATACTATGAAAGTGTGCTAGGAACTCTTGAAGACAGAGGTACGCTTAATCTTCCGGCCCTGTCTAAAATTTTAAATCAGTTGCAGTCAGCTGCGGATCGAGCAACTGCAACAGCACCAATTAA